ACAAATTTACCACTTGAAGAATCATATTTTAAAAACTTACCATCTACCTTTGCGGTATCTTCGTCAACGTCATCAAGTTTTAAAAGATTAACTTCACCAGATCCTGGCCCGTGTGAAAGAACCTTGTATAAAATATCTCTGACTTGTTTGATTTCACCCTTGAGATCATCAATACTTGTTTCATCTGAGTTTTCAATCTCTTCCTTAATATTTGTTTCTTCAATAAACTTGATTGCCTGTGCAACGGTATCACTTATCTTTGGTGTTTTGATTGGCTCTGGTTTGATAACATCAACAATCTCAAATGATGGATTATCATCAGCGTCTTCTATCTCTAATTTTGAAATATCAAAATCTTCAGGCACACCTACAGTAACCGCTGGCTCTGTAATATCCTTAACTTCTTTTGGATTTTCAATTACGTCTATTATTGAATCTAGTTGTTCAATTAATTTTGCTTCTTTCTTTTTTTGTTTCTTTTGTTTTACTTTTGCTTCCTTAATACCAGTAACCACAGTCGAAGTTAGGACATCAAGATTGATGTCCGCTTCCTTAAGAAGATTATCAAACTCTTCTTTCTTTTCTTTCTTGGCCTTTCCGAGAAGACTAAAAAATTCTGTGAGTTCTGGAGATTTCATTTATCATCTTTATTTTGATTCTTGATTAATTTTGATAACTCCGCTGTTGATCCTACAAACAATGCATTTGTCACATTAGTAGGGCCTTTGTTTGGATCTTGTTCAAGATCCTTCATCTTCTGTTGCAAGTCAATAAGTTTATCTGTTGTATCGGCAACTGCTTTGATTGTGGTTGCAGCAACTTCATATGCTCTTGCAGAGTCTGACTCCTGAGCTAATTCTAATATACCATTCACTGCCTCTTGTCCTTTTTCAACGAGAGAATATAAGTTTGCACGACTATATTCATAGTCCTTTTCAGAATCATTTTTATCATCTTTTTTCAGTTGATTCTTTCGAGGTTCAATCTTATTGTCTTCAACGACCTCTGTATCAACGTTAAGGGCTTCCTCGATAGAATCAAAATTTTTCATAACTCTCCTAGATGTCTATACCTTGTGAAG